AAGAACAAGAAATTACCGATGAATCGCAAGGAGATTCACGGGAGACCCAAGCAGAAATAGAACGTATGCTGGGCATGAGCCATGAAATGTTCAAACACATTGTGGCTTTGAATACTTACACTGAACCATTCCTTGCACTTAAATCAAATGACCAGCGCACTATTATCGAACAGTTACTTGGTATTACCATGCTAAGTGAAAAAGCAGATGCACTCAAAGAACAGTTAAAAGCTACCAAGGATGCTATCACACAAGAAGAGTATCGTATAAAAGCAGTTAACGATGCTAATGCACGTATACAAGAACAGATTGAAGCTACACGACGTAGACAGACACTTTGGAATAATAAACGCAGTGAAGAAACAGTTGCATTACAACAAGCAATTGCAGCCATTGGAGATTTGGATATTGAGCAAGAACTGTCAAATCACGACGCATTACAAACACAGAATGATTTAGCTAAAGCCGCTGCAGAAGTTAACAAGTGGAAAATTGCCTGTGAGCAAGAACAAGTAAGATTACTCAAGGTATTAGATAAACTAAAAGCAGAAATAGAAAAGTTGGAAAAACATGAATGTTATGCTTGTGGTCAAGCAATACATGACGACAAACATGAACAAGTGTTAGCAGACAAACGTGCTACCATGCAAGAAACTAGTTTGCAATATCTTACCAACGATACACAACTTGCAGAACATCTCAATACGATAGCAGAACTAGGCAAACCTGGACCTATTCCTGCTGTGTTTTATGATACCAAAGAAGATGCTATCAATCACAAAAACACGTTGGCCAACCTACGGCAACAGTTGTCAGCAAAAGAAGCCGAGCAGGATCCTTATGCAGAACAAATTGCGGAAATGGAAACTCATGCTGTAGAAGAAATCAACTATGATGTAATGAACGAGCTTGCCGTTGTAAAAGATCATCAAGACTTCTTGCTTAAACTGTTAACCAACAAAGATTCATTTATACGTAAACGTATCATTGATCAAAATTTAAGTTACTTAAATGCTCGACTAAGTCAATACCTAGATACAATTGGATTGCCGCACACTGTTAAATTCTTGAATGACTTAACTGTCAGCATTGAAGAACTAGGACGTGAACTAGATTTTGATAATTTGAGCAGGGGAGAACGCAATAGATTAATACTAAGCCTAAGTTGGGCATTTCGTGATGTGTGGGAAAATCAAAATCAACAGATGAATTTATTGTTTATCGACGAAGTTATTGATACCGGTATGGACAGTTCTGGTGTTGAGGCTAGCCTAGCTATATTAAAAAAAATGGCACGTGAAGGTAATAGATCAGTCTGGTTGGTGTCACACAAAGATGAACTTGCAGGACGAGTCAATAACGTGTTACATGTAGTTAAAGAAAACGGGTTTACCAGTTACAATACGGATGTTGATGTAACTTAATGAATCTTAGAAAATTACAATTAAATGCTATCAACGAGCCTGCGATTATTCAGCAGGATCATGAGTTAATAGAATACATTCGTCAGAATAATATAATCGAAGCATACGGGCACGGGGACACTGAATATTTTTTCCCGTATATTAAATTTGTAAATCATCCTGTTAATTTTGCCATAGCTATAATAACATATCCTTATAGTTTTGAATGGTTAAAATTAATAGTTAATGATATAATAGAAAAACAACTTACAAAAAATGGTGTACTTTATTTGTCTATTAATAAATTTTTGGCTTCTAGTATAGAACATATTCCAAAACTAAACGACGATTACGATCTAGCTATAGAAGAATTTATACAAGCAAATATAAATGCGTCTATATTATCTTATACGTATGCTGCAGACGACCGCGGACAAAAATTTAATTTTACTCATCCGTTAACTAGATTTTATTTAAAAAAATGAGAATTATTCAAAGTTTAGAACAAGTTTCGTTAACCGACAATCTAGAGGTCTTAACTAATTTTTTTAGCTTTCAATACGATGCAGTTGACCAATTGGTAATTGATTATATATCACAGCATCTTAACCCTGGAAATACTGTAATAGTTCATAGTGGTGCATGGCGTTTCAACTTAAATGCAAAATATATCGAACCTACGTATTTGCAATATTTAAATTTTAATTTCCCGGAGCCTACATATTTTATTGATAACAACAAAGAAGATTTATTAATTAAATTAGCAAATAAATTTACAAATATTTTGTTTATTGATTCGCCATTAACAAGATACAAAACTGTTGATGAGATTAATAATTTTTTAGCTAATTTTCCTAATTCTATAACTGCGATTAATATAGATCTTTTAATTTATAATAGACTAACTACATCAATAAAAAAAGTAGTCGATCAGTTAAACGGTCGACTAGTTGGAAATTTTATTATAAAAGGTAATAAATGAGTGTAATCTTTATCGATTACCCCGACGGTGCCGGGGGTGAATACTTGAGTCATGTTATTAGTTTGCATAGAGGATTTTATCAAGGTGAATATTCTACTACTCCCACAAGCCGACACAATCATAAATCTAGTGTAATTAATTTTCTAAACAGCCAGTCAATTATTAAAAAATTATCATGGCAAACTGAAGCAAAATCCTCAATGTTGGAACTCACGAACTTGCTTGACACATCGAAGAACTACTGCATACCGTATCATATTATGAATCATAATCATTATGAATTAATACGAGAAGTATGGCCGGACTGTAAAATAATAAGAATACAGCCCAGTAACTGGACATTGGTAAATTTAGAGTTTATTAGAAAAGTAAGTTTAACTAAATTGCAGCCCGCAGATATCAAACATTATTTTCCGATACTACCTAAAATTAAATTTAAGTTAAATGATTTTTTATGTTTGGATTTAAATTTAATTTGGAATAATCAAGAAATCACTAGCGACAACAGGATCGCCGAAATTGACCGAATTTATAATACAAACAGAGAATTAAATGATGTATATGATTATTGTGTAAGTTGGGATAAACTATTTGGTGCTGTTGAAACTATACACGATGAATACTATAAATTGTGTAGTTTTTTAGATATTACGCCAAATTTGGATATTCTTGTCAAGATTATAGAACGCAATACCAAAAACTTAATGCAGTTACAGCAGTTTGATTTAATAAAAGAATGCAAAAAATTTAATATTTCACTTAAAGAAGATAACTATAATACACGTACACTATTATAGAAATCCGACATGACATGGTATCACAATGATGTTGAAGTTAATGAATTACCTGAGGATTGCGTTGGATTTGTGTATCTAATTACTAATACTATCTCTGGGCGCAAATACATAGGTAAAAAATTAGCAAAATTTTCAAAAACAAGTATTAAAACAGTAAAACTTAAAAATGGCAACAAAAAGAAAAAGAAAATTCGCTCAAAAATTGATTCAGATTGGAGAGATTATTATGGCTCAAGCACTGAACTCACTGAAGACATCAACAAACTAGGCGCCCAAAATTTCCGAAGAGACATCCTCTATTATTGTAAATCAAAAGCAGAATGTAGTTATATCGAAGCAAGAGAACAATTCCGACACCAAGTCTTAGAATCAGCAGATTATTATAACGGACAGATCAGCGTTCGTGTCCATGGCTCCCACATTAAAAACAAATTAATAGGTAGTTAAAGCAAGTACCAGCTAATATCGGGTACCCTAAACCTGGCAAGAACATGCACAGGGATGGAAGCCTCGTCGCTACAACGAGCACTCAATCACTACCCGTAAGGATGAAGATCGCTAATTGCCGCGATTTGATTGTTTGAAAATAATTCTAAGGCTAAAAAGACGTGCGAGCGATCGCACACGGTTAACTACATGCTGATATATGTAAATTAACCCGCCGTTGTATAAAGACGGAGCTCGAGGTACAGGACAACCGCCTCTGTAATGCTCTAATATCAGTGACTGTGCTACTCAGATGAAGCTCATATATTTTTGCCCGCCCTGGGCAAAGAGTGACCAATTAATCTAGATGAAACTGTATTAACTGCTTTCTTTAAATATCATTGATGAGCGCGAGCGAAATCAATAGATTAGCGCAGCTAATCTTAGAAGAATGGTAATCCTGATTTCTTAGATGTCTCTAAATTGTCTTTGATGATTTCACTAATAATTTTACGTTCATCTGAACTTAAGAACATAGCATCGTTATAGTTAATACCACCACGCATATACCAACAAAATCTTAATATTTCATCTTTAATGGCTCTGGACTGACGCTCATAGCTGTTAACCAATTCCATGATTGCGTCCTGATCTAACGTCAAGAGCCTGCTACGAAAAAACTTGAATAATCAAATGTTAACGGAACAGTATACTTTTCATGACATGCTATACAAGTGGCTGCAATAGGTGGTATTGCACCTTGTTTGTTTAATTCTTCCAGGTGCTTTCTTACAGCATGACATACTTCGGCATCGCAGTTTTGATAGTACTCGTAGATATGATCTCTGTCATTGACCACTGTTCCTGTTTTTTCTATTTCAATATATTCAGTGCTATCAGCGAGAATCTTTGTGTTTAGGTCAATTAGTCGCTGCATGTGTTTTTTGTATTCGGCAACTCTATCTTCGTCGGACAAGCTGGGCTCACTTAAAGCACTTAACACACGCTGTTCTTCGTAATTGATCTGATTGGTTGCATTAACACTAAAGTACTGTTGTGGTTGTAGTTTGATGTTAATTTGCTCGTAGTGTACTTTTTTACTGTAGTCTGGTACAGAAATTCTTCCCAACAATTGCCCTAGATCTGCATCATAACGATTTTCTTCTTGGCAATGCGGGCATGTGGAATCAAAGCTCATTTCGTTGCCGTAGCTGGCAATTCGTAATGCAATCAGTGTAGCATCCACATCAATACTGGGCATTTGCCACGCATCTGTTATGTTTGGGCAGCAACTCTGGATGACATCAACAACACCTTGCCCGTTGAGTAATGCGTCTGGTGTACGCAAAGTAATTTCATCGCGGGCTGTCATTGGGTAAACCGGCAAATCCTCGGTCATTGACATACTTAAACCAGATTTCCAAAACTGTCCTTTACTGGGCAATTGGAAGTAGATTGCGGGTTGGCGGAAATGAGCTAGCAACGGATTAACGGGTTTTGTATCCATATATTGATTCCTATAAATAATTGATATAGTATATTTATAGGCTAAAAATATGGCAGATCAAATTGATGTAAACGAATTACAACAAGCAGTGGCACAATTTACTTCATCACTGAACAGACTGGGCGGATCAGCACAAAACGTCTCGACTGTGATGACTCAATCTGGCTCTCAATTTGGAGGTAGTGTACGTAATGTTGGTCAGGGCATGGCCAGATTGCGCATGGAACTTGATCGAGGGCGAGTTGGGTTTACTGAAGCAGGGCGAGCACTGCGTGTCATGCAAGATCGATTTGATGAGCTTGATGCTGCACAACGAAGCAGTATACAAGGTCAACGTATTGCTGCTGATCAACAAAGAATGGCCGGAGAGTTGCTGCGTAGAGGTGCTGGTGAAATTTCTGCAGATCTAGCCAAGTCTGGAGTTGGCGCAGCAATCGAATACTTTAAAGGCCAAATAACCACAAGCATTTCTAGTATTCAACAAAACGTAGGCGGAATGCAAATGGCATTCAACTTGCAAAACAGAGAAATTGAATCCCAAATCAGTTTGCTACAAAAACTCAGCGCCGGTGCTGCTAGTGCTGGTGTAGCACTAGCAACAATACCTGGTTGGCAAGCAAAAATGGCAGCAGGCGCTCTTGAAGGCGTAGCAGCACTGACTGCAATGGGGCTTGCAGCAACGGAACTAGAAAGAGAAGGTTTGGTTATACTACAAACTGAACTAGCAAAAACCAATGCAGGATTTAAAGTAATGACAGCCGCAGGTGCATTGTTTGCTGACGGTATGACAGATATACGCAAAGGTGCTGCTGATGCAAGCCTAGATATTGGCGATTTTGCAAAAATTACTGCAAGTAATACAGACGCACTTGCCAAATTGGGAGGATCGGTTACACAAGGTGTTAAACGTTTTACTGACGTCAACAGATACATGGGCGAGTATCGCACTGGCTTACAAAATCTTGGAATTAGCACAGAACAACAGGCAGAAGGCACTATTGAATACATGGGCATATTGCAACGTGCAGGACAACTAGAAGGCAAAACATCTGCAGATATTGCAAAAGGTACTGCAGATTACTTGACCAATCTACGAGCGATTAGTGCATTCACTGGTGAGGATGCTAAAAAAGCAGCAGCAAGATCAAAAGAGGCAAGTAGCCAGCTAGCAGTACAAAAGAAACTGAATGATATGGGCGCCGGTGCTGCAGGAAGATTCCGTGCTGGAATCGAATCTGCCCCTGCATTCTTGAAAAAAGCCATGCAACAAAATTTAGTTGGTGATGGTGTAATGACAGATCCGGAAGTTGTGCAGGCGTTGCAACAAGTTCCTGCAGCTGGAGAGTTAATGGAACGCACAATGGCAAACATTAGGGATAATTCGTTAACTCAAGAAGAAGTATCAGCAAGGTACCAAGCAGACTTGAAAGAATTAGGTCCTGCCATGGCAGAACAAGCACGAGCAGCAGGTGACAGTGTGGGTGCAGCTAATTTATTTGGCGGTTCGTTGGATGGTCTTACAAAAGTTATGGAAGGCTTAGTTGACATTGGTAATAAAGGTGCTGCTGCACAAAAGCAAGGTGCCGAAGTTACCACTCAAATTGCAGAACAATTAAAAACGACTACAGATGTTTTAACTACAGAAGTTAGCCGAGCCGCAACAGCATTCTCTGAAGCTACATCAATGTTAAATCGCGGTATAACTCCTGTCTTAAAGAACTACGTAGAACGAGGTCTGGGACCTAAAGGTCAAGGTCTTACAAACACGGTTGAGGACGGAACCACCGGCGCTAAACTAGCCCTAGAGGCTGTCTCAGGTATAGAAGTACTATTGCGCAAAAACGAACCACCTCGTAACAATCAGCAAAATGTACCAAACAGAGCCAATGGCGGGATCAATCAAGCACAACCGGGCGGCACATTGATTAGAGTGGCTGAAGCAGGATTAAATGAAGCATCTGTACCGCTACCAGATGGTAAAACTATTCCTGTAACGTTAAGCGATAACATGTTAACAACCAAACAGTTTAACGAACAATTTGCCACAGTTATGGCAAACAATAACCAACCAAAACAACAAATTGTTGCTCCTGCTGCCCCAACAGGACAAGAAATTGCAACCAGCATGGCATCAGCAATTGAAACAGTTCTAAAAGGTCCAGCTGGATTCTCTACCGCATTAGAAGAAGTAAAAAATCAATT